ATTGTTTTTTTGCATTTGCAGATGGAGTTGTACACCAACCTACTTTAACAGGCGCTTGTGTTTTCGCACTAAATCAAGGTCGGGCATTTTACGACGAAAAAAGCGCTAAACGTTTTAGAGAGCATGAACAACTACAATACGCGCTTGCGTGTGCTACTGAGAGTGGTCCACACTTGTATTTTTTATCTTGGAACACAAAAGAAGATAAAATTTTTATAGGTTACTACTCCTGCCTTTACGTCAGGTTCGGTTTTAAAAGTCGCAGCGATGCAGAAAAATTCGCATCAAATTACACCCCAGACCAGATTAAATTAATGCTAGGTGTGGGGCTATGAGCAACACCGAACTTTTAATAATACTAGGCATCATCGTGGCTTTTGTTGTGCTAGTGATGATGTTACTGAGAGAGGATGAAGGCGATGAATGAATATAACCAAGAACTAGAAACGCTTTATAACGGCTCAAAGCTAGATGCAAAAACCTTTGCTGATTTTAAAGAAAGGCTAACATTTCATAGCGAAGGTGAAGGCGTTGACTGGCATTACACATCTGATGCACTTTTTGTTGTACAAAGCAAAGTTTTAATTAAGGGTTTGATGCCTGATTACACAGATAAAAAGTGCATACATGACAATGAAAATTGTGAAAATTACTACAGCATGGATTCTTTTGTGGACATGCTTGGAAGTGATGGCGAATATTTAGAGCATTACGGGCTAAATGATTTCGAAACTCCATTTTTAGAGATGTCAGAAAGTGAACAGTGGGACTGCTTAGATACAGTTGATAACTTAACGATAAGTGGTTGGGCAGAGGACTGGAAGTATGTCAACGCTCATTTTACGAAAGAAGCGGCGCAACGATTTATTGACCGCAAAAAGCATGACTACCGCAGTGGTATGCGTATTTACGTACATTCTCAATATTACGCTTGGGAATTTAACGCTATTAAAAACGCGATAATGAATGGCGATTTAGTGTTTAAGGAAAAAGCGAATGACTAACCCCGAAATTAACAAGCGTATAGCGGAGTTGTATTTACCATGCGACTACTTACTGACTAAAGGTGTTGTCGAGCTAATAAGCACAGTAACAAAACTTGGCGCACATGGTGAACCTCACGAAGTGATAGAAAAGTACGGAGAGTTCAACCCTTGCGAAAACTGGAATCAGCTAATGCCGTTAGTTGTTGATAACAAATTGTGTTTGAATTTTGAACCACATGACGGTGAATACTGTGCTGAGTCGTTTGCAGATAGCTACCAACACGAAAACCCTCAAATAGCACTTTGCATGTGTTTGATTAAAGTGCTTGCAGCTGAAAAGGAAAGCAAATGAAAAAGCCAACTAGAAAACATCTACCTTGTCGTGAATGCGGAACCTCACACAACAATACGTTATCAAGTACGATATGTGACTCTTGCGGTAAGAAGTTGCACACCGAAAACCTTAAACAAGCAGAGCTTAGACAAGCAGAGCTTAAACAAGCAGAGCTTGAAGATGAAGTGGACCTCGGTGAGCGCATCACAGAACTTGAAAGACTAGTCGAAAAATACAAATGCCACATCGTAGAGTTACATGACGAACTATCAGGCTACGAAGAATTGTGCGACATAATTATAGCCCAAGACGATTTAGACGTTGATAGTGAAGCATTTGGCAGACTCGGTTTAGAAATACTAGGCAAAGCACAAGACAAACTCGGATTAGTTGATAGAGTTAGGATGAGAGAGTTAAACAAATGACTGAAAACGAAAACATAAAATACAAACTTGAAACGTTAGCTAGCTATTGGCCAGAAGATTTAGACTACCCACAATTTGAAGTAGCTTACGAAATTGAAAGTGGAGAGGAATCTTTTAGGACAGTTTGCTGTATAGACTTAGCAGAGCAGGCGCTTAAACGCATCAAAGAACTTGAAGCCAACCAAGCCAAGCGAGATTTAGAACAGCAGGCGATAGCGTTAGATAACTTTAATATTCCCGAAGTGTCGTACACAGCTTTTCATACTATTGGTGATGCGCTTATCGAACAAGCTAAACAGTTACGCAAGCAAGCACAGGAGAAAGACAATGCTACTAACTACTAACCAGTTAGCAGATAAAGAAGGTGTGAAGGTGTCAACAGTGCATCAGTCTTACTGGCTCAAGAAAGAGTTTAGAGGGTATAAACCAGTTGCGTTTCAGAACAAACAGGGTGTAGGCAACAGGGCATATATGTGGAGTAAGACCGATGAACAAACGACTTAAAGGGGAACTCTGGGATTTAATAGATACTATACTTGCAGTTGCTTGTATCGTACTACTGTTAGTACTACTCAGTAGAATTTTTTGTTAGGAGGTGTTATGGCGACACGTAAAGAACAACGTAAGGCATTAGCTAAGCGTAACTTCCAAGAGCAGGAGAAGCGCCCTAAACCAAGAAGGCCACCCGTACCGCCGGCAGTGCGAAGCCTTTGTAATAGCAGGGTAAGCAACGAGAGAAAGAGAGACGAACTTGCACTAGAGCGGGAGCTACGCAGGATTGAGGGGTACGATTTTGATGACCTATAAACATAGCAACTAAATTCACGCAGGAGAACAGTAATGGCGATGACACCAGAGAAAAAAGTAAAGAACGCAGTAGTCAAGGTTTTAAAAGAAATGGGATGCTATTACTTCTATCCCGTTACTGGCGGTTATGGTGGAAGCGGAGTGCCTGACATCGTAGGTTGTTACTACGGTAAATTCTTTGGTATAGAGTGCAAGGCAGGTAAGAACAAACCCACTGCATTACAGCTTAAGAACTTACAGGAAATTATGGAGTGTGGCGGCACAGCAGTGGTAGTCAACGAAGATAGCGTTCAGTACGTACGCGATTATCTGTTAGGCAAAAGCCCCAACCCACAACAGTTAGAATTTGATTTTGGAGTAGAGTAATGGCTATATCGCACAAAGATTACCACGATTACCCCAACGCGCACGTGTATGGACGGATAGATAATGAACAGGTAGAAAGAAGAATCACGGACGGGGTATCGGGACAGAGTACCCCCTACGACGATACTAAGTTTGTGCTTGATAACATCTCACTGTCTGAGTTTAAAGTACTCTTAGAGATGTGCGATACCGCAACAACAGAGTGTCTATTAGTTGAAGCCGCACAAAACGGAAACGACATGCATAGGGGCATAGCGGCAGTGCACAAGCACACGCCCATCTCTTCCGTGGTTATGCTACAGAGCGATACAAACCGTAGGGTAAGGCAACTCGCCGCAATTAGGTTAAGTACTTACGAGGAAACTAAGAATGGCGCTGACTAAAATCACGTTAGACTTCGAGACTTTTTACTCCAAAGAGTACTCACTGTCACGTCTTACCACAGAAGAATACATACGCGACCCACGCTTTGAGGTTATCGGAGTGGGCGTTAAGGTCAATGACGGCGAAACGGAGTGGGCAAGCGGTGACCACGTAGAACTGCAAGTGTTCTTGCTAGAATTTGATTGGGATAACGCAATACTTGTATGTCAAAACACCGCTTTTGATGGTGCTATACTCTACTGGGTATTCGGTATCCGCCCGAAGATTTATGCCGATACTATGTGTATGAGCCGTGCATGGGATGGGGTACACGTGAGCGCATCACTCGCCAAACAAGCAGAGCGCCGACTAGGTAAGAAGAAAGGCACAGAAGTTATTAGCGCTATAGGGATGCAACGAAAAGACTTCACGGAGTTGGGACTGTCGAATTATGGTGACTACTGCATTAACGATGCTGAGCTTACCTATGAACTGTTTATGCAGTACCTCAAAGGAGGCTTTCCTATTAAGGAGTTAAAGGTTATCGACTTAACACTCCGCATGTTTATCCAACCAAAGCTAGAGCTTGACCTACTACGCCTCGAATCGCACCTCCACGATGTATCTAAACGCAAAGAAGACTTACTGATAGAAGCCGGTGTCGATAAGAAAGACCTTATGAGCAACAACAAGTTTGCTGCTTTGCTTAGAGAGTTAGACATAGAGCCGCCGACAAAAATAAGTGTTAAAACAGGGAAAGAAGCATATGCCTTTGCAAGAACAGACGAAGGGTTTAAAGCACTACTCGAACACGATGACGACCGAGTTCAGACATTGGCAAACGCAAGACTGGGTAACAAGTCAACGCTTGAGGAATCACGTGCCGAACGCTTTATAAGTATCGCCAAGCGAGGCATATTGCCTGTACCAATCAAATATTACGGCGCTCACACAGGGCGGTGGTCTGGGCAGGACAAGATTAATTTACAAAACTTACCGAGCCGTGGACCCAATGGTAAGAAGTTAAAGAACACCATCCGTGCACCTAAAGGTTACGTATGCGTTGAGGCCGACTTAGCGCAAATCGAAGCGCGTATTGTAGCGTGGCTTGCAGGGCAGACAGACCTAGTAGACGCTTTCGCCCGAGGTGAAGATGTTTATAAACTGATGGCATCTAAGATATATAACGTTACCGTAGAAGAAGTTACCGAAGCCCAACGATTTATAGGTAAGATGACTATTCTTGGGTGTGGTTATGGTATGGGTGCTGAGCGATTTAAAGCACAAATAAAAGCAATGGGTAACGTAGACATACCCTTAGACGAATCTAGAATGATTGTGCAGACCTACCGCTCAAGTAACTTCAATATCAAGAAAATGTGGGCCGAAGCTAACCGCACAATAGAATACCTATGCCGTGGTGATGAAGTCTCGTTCGGTAAGATAGGCATACTCGATGTAGATGCCGACCGCAAGGCACTTATACTTCCTAACCTACTACCAATGTACTATAACGGGTTACACGTTATGTCGCAGGGTGACTACGGGCCGGAGTACGGAGTCAAAACCCGCAAGGGAGTAGAGAAAATCTACGGCGGTAAAGTAGTAGAGAACGCATGCCAAGCCCTAGCTAAGCTCGTTATAGCAGACCAGATGATACTGATAGGTAAAAAGTACCACGTAGCGCTAACCGTGCACGATTCTATGGTCGCATTAGTACCCGAAGAAGAAGCAGATGACGGTGCGTATTACGTGTATACTTGTCTAAGACATGTACCTGCGTGGGCGAAAGGCTTACCGCTTGATTGCGATGTAGGCTATCACAAGTACTACGGTTCGTGTGGCGACAACACGAAAGCAATAACTAAACAATGTGCAAAGAGGTGGGCAAGTGAACGAACTAATTAATATACGGGCAATATACCCAACATCATACAGTCATATAAAAGCATTCGAGCAGTGCCCCAAGCAGTTCTACCATGCGAAGCACCTTAACGAGTACCCATTCACTGAGTCGGTAGATACCTTATATGGCAAGCAAGCCCATAAAGTTGCCGAGGACTACGTAATCTCTGATGCCCCGATACCTAGTAAGTTCGAGTACATGAGACCAGTTCTTGACGCTCTCAAAAAGAAAGAGGGTAACAAGTTCGCTGAGATTAAACTTGGCATAACTGAGGACTTAGTACCTTGCACTTTTTTCTCGAAACAAGTTTGGATTCGTGGCATTATCGATTTGTTGGTTGTCAACAAGAGCAAAAAACTTGCGTGGGTTATAGACTACAAGACTAGCAAAAACGCTAAGTATGCTGACCCTGACCAGTTAGAGCTTATGGCATTACTAGTGTTTGCTAGCTACCCCGAAGTAGAAGAGATACGTGGCGGGTTAGTATTCGTTAAGTGTAACGAGTTAGTACGTAAGAAGTATCAGAAAATAAAACGCTCTGAGCTTTGGTCTAAATGGATTGCCAAACACAAGAAGATGCTCGAAGCCCATAAGCTAGACAGGTGGCCCACAAGAGAATCGGGCCTGTGTAGAAACCACTGCCCAGTGCAGGAATGTATTCATAATGGAGCGAACAACTGATGGCTAGAAAACCTCAACCAAACCCGCCCAAAGGCTCTAAGGAGCATGAACGCAGAATGGAGCGCCAACGTGCTAGACGCGCTGTGGATAAGAAACATACAGGCAGTATGACGAAAACCGTAAACGGCAAACGTGTTGTTAGTAAATCCCCTAAACGTGACGGCAAAGATGTGTCGCACAAAAAAGCTTTATCCAAAGGCGGTAGTAATAAAAACGGCACGTTCTTAGAACCACCTAGCAAGAATAGGTCACGTAACTACAAAAATAAAAAATAACTGTTATGGGATTCCCATAACCAACCGGATTTATATGCAAATACTAAACGACAAAGCTATCTTGTTGGAGGTCGATAACCCCCAACAAGTGGTAAACTTAATCCCCAAGAGCCGGATAGTGGGCGATAAAGTCGCTGTCCACTGGGGCTTAGAAGAAATAATGGTACTACGTAACCTAGGCTACGACGTACCTAGTCCAATCGAAGGCAGATACAAATTCCCCTCTGCCATGACTCCCTACGAACACCAAGTAAAGACTGCGGCGTTTCTCTCTGTTAATCCACGTGCTTACTTGTTATCAGAACAAGGGACAGGCAAGACAGCCTCCGCTATATGGGCATCCGACTACTTACTAAAACAAGGTAGGATAAATCGGGTACTCGTAGTGTGCCCTCTATCTATCATGGAGTCGGCGTGGAAAGATGATATGTTTAAGTTCGCCATGCACCGTACAGTAGAGGTAGCCCACGGCGCTAAAGAGAAACGCAGAAAAGTGCTAGCCTTAAACACGGACTACGTAGTAATCAACTACGACGGCATCGAAGTTATACGTGACGACATAGCCGCCGGCGGTTTCGACTGCATAATAATCGATGAAGCTAACCACTATAAAAACCCGCAGACCGAACGGTGGAAAACTCTCAACAGCCTCGTGAAACCAGATACATGGTTGTGGATGATGACAGGTACACCTGCGGCACAAAACCCCGTAGATGCGTATGGACTGGCTAAGATGATGGACCCTAGCTCTGTACCAAAATACTTCGGCAAGTTCCGAGATATGGTCATGCAGAAAATCACGCAGTTTAAATGGGTCCCTAAACACAACGCTAGGGATACAATACATAACGTGTTACAACCCGCTATCCGGTTCACCAAAGACCAATGCTTAGACCTACCGCCGATTACGATTACGTCGCGGGACGTAGAAATGACCCCGCAGCAAAACAAATATTATAAGGTGCTCAAAAACAAAATGGTTATGTCTGCAGCGGGGGAAGCGGTCACCGCGAGGAATGCCGCTATCCAGCTTGCTAAGCTGATGCAAATTAGCCTAGGTGCTGTGTACACCGATGAAGGAGAGGTGTTACAGTTTGACGTTACCCCCAGATACAAAGCACTAAAGGAAGTTATGGAAGAGGCAAACAAGAAAGTCATTGTTTTCGTGCCGTTTAAAAACAGTATCAACTTGGTAGTGGAGAAGCTGAGAAAGGACAAAATATCGTGCGATATTATATCCGGAGAGGTAAGCGCGTCTAAGCGTTCAGAGATTTTTAGAGCTTTCCAAACCTCCGATACGCCTCAAGTTTTAGTCATCCAACCACAGGCGGCGGCACACGGTGTTACCCTAACTGCCGCAGACACAATAGTGTGGTGGGGGCCGACACCTAGTTTAGAAACGTACTTACAAGCAAACGCTAGGATTCATCGCCCGGGCCAAGATAGCAAATGCACCATAGTTCAACTAAGAGGGTCTTACGTAGAAAGACGTTATTACGCAATGTTAGATACGAGAATAGACTTCCACACAGGTTTAGTAGACCTTTACAAAGAAATACTTGACTAGCGTAAGTTTAGCCATTATATTACAAGTTCAACCAACCGGAGATTAACATGACTGACAGTACTGACAGTGGCTTACTGCCCGAAAAACTTACCCGAGTATTCCTCAAGATACGCGACAGACGTAGCGAACTAAAAGCCGCGTTTTCTGAAGAAGACAAAAAACTAGAGGCCCAGCAAGATAAAGTTAAGGCCGCGCTTCTAGGTTTCTGCAAAACAAATGGCGTAGATAGCGTAAAAACAAACGCCGGCACGTTCTTCCGCACAGTTAAAACACGTTACTGGACTAACGATTGGGAGGAGATGAATGCATTTATCAAAGACAATGATGCGCAACACTTCTACGAGAAACGCCTAAACCAAACTGCGGTTAAAGAGTTTATAGAGGAGGAGTTAGAGGGTAGCGCACCTGATTTTATTAACATAACTTCTGAATACCAAGTATCAGTAAGGAAAGGAAAATGAGTAACGGTCCATACGTTGGGATAGAAGCACTAGCTAATTACTTCGGTGTTTCTACGTCAACGATACGCCAGTGGTTACGCGCCGATAAAATACCTGACAGCACCTACTTACGTGTCGGTTTAACATACCGATTCCATTTACGTGCTATAGAGGATGCGTTGCTTAACTACAAATCGCGTGAGGGGATGACCTCCGAAGAACGGGCTAAGTTTGCCGATGCTATCATACAAAGTTTGGATAGTAGTGTAGACGAAACCCAAGCGGGTATATCTGAGCGCAGACTGCGAGAAGCAAATGCGGAGCTAGATGCAAAATCGCGTGGTGTACCGTACCTGAAAGAAGACCAAAGTTTGGACGAGGAACTTTCCTCTATCCTAGAAGACGATGAACTAAAAGACATATAAGGTAAAACAATGAAAGAATTAATGAACATTAGCACAGCTCTAGCAAGCTCTGACTTATTTAAGTCTTTGCAGGAAACTACGGATAAGTTGGCAGGTAGCGGCGGTGGAGATTACCGTAGAATCAGCCTAAAAGGTAGTAAGTTCCGCCTCAAGCTAGGTGGTGAGCAAGTAGGTAACGCCCGTACCGATGCGTTACAGATAGTTATCGTAGATGCCGCGGAGTTATCACGTACATATTATGCAGGGGACTACGATTCAGATAACCCTACGTCGCCCACTTGTTGGTCAGCGGATAGCAAATCGCCTGACCCGAAAGTACCTGCGTCTCAGAAGCAGTCAGACAACTGTAAGACCTGCCCTATGTCTATAAAAGGCTCTGGCCAAGGTCAAAGCGCCGCATGTCGTTTTTCTCAGAAGTTAGCAGTAGTGCTCGATAACGAGTTAGAGGAAGAGAAGATACCTGTGTATCAACTAAGCTTACCTGCCAAATCTGTATTCGGCGCGGCAGAAAGCGGTCACATGCCTATGCAAGCGTATGGCAAAATGCTTAAGACCCACAAGGCACCTGCTATTGCAGTGGTCACGGATATGTATTTTGATGAAGACAGCGATACTCCTAAAGTCTTCTTTAAACCTAACCGCATGCTTACTGAAACTGAACTCGCACGAGTTGTTGAGCTACGCGACTCCGAGGAAGTAAAAGACGCTATCACTATGTCCGTAGCAGAAGCCGATGGTGTAGCAGAAGCCGATGGTGTAGCAGAGGAAGAGAAAGCCCCTGCTAAGAAAGCCCCTGCTAAGACCAAAGTAGTAGAGGAAGAAGATGACGAAGAAGAAGCCATCGAAGAACCTAAGAAAGTAAGCAAGAAAGCTGAAAAGCCTGAAGTAAAAGTAGACGACGAGCTTGCCGGTCTGATTGACGACTGGGACGAGTAAGCGTTATGGGAATCCCATAATGGGGTTCCTTTCTTTTTCTTCAGGGGATGGCAATGAACCGTGAAAATTTTATAAGGACGCTACTGCCGACAAACGGGTTATACGCATTATTCGCAAAACATAAAAACGAAGAATGGCCTAGACAGACTTTCCACGACACTGTGGAGGGACTACTTAAAGCGCTAGACGCTTACGACGGGTATGACTTATATTGTGGGGTAGCTAGCTTTAAAGACGACAGCGATAGAAAGCAACATAATGTACACGAGATAAAAGCTTTCTTCTTAGACTTGGATGCCAAAGACTTCGGCTCTAAGAAAGAGGCGTTGACGCAACTACAGGCTTTTTGTAAGGTAACTAAACTACCAAAACCTACTCTTATCGATTCGGGTAGGGGCATACACGTTTACTGGTTACTGGATAAAGCTATTGACGGTAGCACTTGGACTAAAGTAGCTACTAAACTAAAAGGTCTATGCGTACAGCATGGGCTTAAAGCTGACCCTGCGGTAACCAGTGACTCTGCAAGAGTAATGCGGATAGCAGGTACGTTTAACCATAAAGGCGAAGACCCCGTACCTTGCAGGGTGTTACAGTTTGACCCTGAGGCCGACAGAATTAGCCTAGAAGACTTCTCTGCTAAGATAGGTTACTCGTACGTACCTGAGCCAGAGTTTATAGTCCCTGCGGCGTTTGCGGGGCTAGAAGACCCACTATCTGACAAGTTAAGCGGCAATACTGAATCATCCTTTAAAGTCATAATGCAGAAAACACAGAAGGGCAAAGGGTGCGCTCAGCTAAGAAACGCGGTACTTGACAGTAAGGACCTAGATGAACCTACATGGCGAGGTGCACTATCTATAGCCGTAAGGTGTGTCGATAGTAGTGTAGCGCTACGCAAAGTATCTGAAAAGCATCCTGATTACTCAGAGAAGCTGACAAAGAAGAAGGCTGACGAAACTAAAGGCCCGTATACTTGCGACATGTTTGAAAACCTTAATCCTGATTTATGCAAAGGTTGCCCCAATAAAGGTAAAGTAAAATCCCCTATAGTACTTGGTAACCAGTTAATAGAACTAGAACAAACCGGTGACGGCGAAAGCCACCAAGAAACGGTCAAGTTAGTCAAGGACGGCGAAGTATTGCATGAGCTAACTGCTAATGTACCGCGCCCGCCTAGAGGTTACTCGTACGGAAAAGAGGGAGGTGTCTACGCTGTTGAGGTAGATGAAGACGGCAACAAAGACTTCAAAGTGGTATGCAAGCATACACTTTACGTAGTCGATAGAACATACGACCCTATAGAACATCAGGAGTCGTTGATAGTCAGAGTACATATGCCGCAAGACGGTGTGCGGACCTTTATATTGTCTAACGCTCAAGTATCGTCTGCGGATAAGTTAAGAGAAGAACTCGCTAAGAAGGGTATACTATCTCTTAACCAGACAGAACTTAGGAGATACATCATGGCTTGGGTAGACCATTACCAACAATATGCTATGGCTAAAAAACCTATACGCCAGTTTGGGTGGCAAGGTGTTGAGTGCACCCAATTCGTTTTGGGCGAAACTGTTTATACAAAAAACGGACCAGAACTAGCACTGCCTTCGCCCAGAACGGCGCCTTACAATTCTTACTTCGACCCTAGAGGTACACTAGATAAGTGGGTAGCTAACTTAAAGTTTTGGGACGACCCTAGATTCGTACAGCAACAATACTGTATGGGTGTCGGATTCGGCTCAGTACTAATGGAACGCGATGCTACTAACGCCTCTATACTGCATTTATATAGTAAGGGTTCAGGGATAGGTAAGACGGCTATAGTAGAAGCGATAGCTAGTATATGGGGGCAACCTCGCCCACTTGTTATGAATCAAGACGACACGCTAGCATCTAAGATGAACCGCTCTGAGGTGTGGCACAACATACCGCTTATCCTAGACGAGATAACTAACATAACCCCGCAGGAAGCGTCACAAATCATATATCAGATGTCCAGTGGTCAGCAACGAAGCCGTATGAACAGCAACGCCAACGAGGAACGTGTTAGGGGGGACAGGTGGTCGTTCTTCTGTATCACCACTGCTAATAACAGCATTCTAGATAAAGTTTGCGGTAGAGGAGGTAAAGCGTCGCCAGAGGCAGAAGCCCAGCGTGTTATCGAGATGCACGTAAACCGGCAGTACGCCGAGAACGACACAACCAACAAGAAGATTGCACTGAAATTTAGAAACGCCTTAGAGACTTCGTGCGGTGTAGCAGGTCCAGTTTTTATACAGTGGGTAATAAACAATCCTACTGAGACCGACTTGATAATATCAAAAGTACAAGAGGCTGTTGATACCCGCGCCGAATTATCCGCTACAAATAGGTTTTGGTCGGCACAAGTAACATACGCTATCGCGGCTTTGGTCATATGCAAGAAACTAGGACTTTTAAGTTACGACCCTAAAAACGTTATGAAGTACGCTATTCAGATACTACTAAAAGAAAACAAGGCAAACGTAGTAGACATGAAGCAAGGATGTGTACAGGTGATAAGTAGTTACGTAGCAGAGAACTTTAGTAACTTCTTGCAGGTGAGAAACGATAGTGACGCTTCAGATTCGGAGAACGGTACGCCGTTTATCCCACCAGACGAGAAAGCTAGAGTGAAGATACTGGGCAGATACGAGTCAGATAACTGCAGGTTGTTCTTGTTGTGCGGGCCATTTAAAGAGTGGTGCATAGATAGGCAGATTAACTACCGTGGTCTTCTCACTGACATACGTGAAGCGTACCCGTCAAGCGAGATAAAGACGTGCCGAATTGGTACTGGCACTAAACTAGACTTGGGTAGTAGCCGCACTTTAGTTATACCGTGGAGCCATAATGACGCAGATTCTCAAAGCCCTGCGTCATAACCACTTTATAGAGGTTGACGGGGTAAAGTTTGCCATCCGATGGAGTGACTTTGGGAAAGGGACTTCCTTTTTTATACCCTGCATTAATGCGTTTATGGTTACCAAGCAGGTAAAAAGCTACGTTAAGCAAGAGGGTTGGCAGGTTATTTATAGTATACGTGCAGAAGGCGGGTATTTTGGTGTTCGTTTTTGGAGAACAATGTGATATATTCCCAATCGATGAACACACCTCCCTAGTAGACGTTTGTTTGTCTCCGGTTGGACCCCCGCAAGGGGGTCTTTTTACTACCGGTCTTCGAACATAACAGTCCCAAGAGTATCTTCGTTAAATTGCTTTAGATACTCCCGCATATTTTTAGAAAGGCTCACGCCGTTATACATCTCGTTTGAAGTCCTTATGTGCCCCTTCATAGAGGTTTTGATTCTATCTGGCGTTATAGCAAACTGCGGATTACGACGATTAAACTCCACCATCTCTTTAGCGGTTTCTCTAGCCGTTTTCAAATCGCCAATGCGGATAGCAACATAATACTTCTTAGTTAGACTAGTAGCCTTCTTGTTTATAGCTTCCTCGACTCGTTTGAACCTACGTGTTTCTTCTTGCTTACGTAAGTACTCTTCTGGAGCGAACCCTATAACCTGAGATGCTATCTCTCCTGCTGACAAGTCATCGTGTACTAAGTCATAACGACGCGTTCGTATACCACCTTCTCCAGAGTACCTGAACGGTTTAAGGATATTAGATAATGCGGCAGGTGCTAGTTGCTCGAACCCACGTCGGTAGTTACCTTCTTGCAGGTCGTCTACACCTCTATCTATGCGATTGTATATGCTTAGACCAACCCCACCGAAGACACCTGCTATTGTTTCCTCGTTCGTAGGATTCGGGTTAAACTTGTTCCCCTGCAATATTAAGTCAGTGAGGCGCATACGCACACCGGCATCTATGTCTACCCCGAAGCTTTCTAGCGCGGCGTTAACCCCCCCACGGAACCAACCTTGACTTATATGACTTTGTACAATCGTATCGAAGTCGTCCTCGTCCTCGTCACCAAACATCGCGTCGTAAATAAGCGCGACGGAGCCATATATCGGCAACCCATACACTCCCGAGAAGAACAGTGCCGTACCGTGTATACCAACAATCTGCCTAAGGGCTTCTTTGCGTTTTGTAGGGTCGTTTTTATATAGCTCTTTTACTGCATTCCTAGCTGTCTGGAACATCATGGTATACATGTGGATGCCGTAGTTCTTATACATCAACGCTACGCGCCCGATACCTTGCTGAGATAACCCAGATGCGGCTTCTAGTGTAGCACCGCCGTTTATGCGTTGGGTGTATTCGATTGCAAATTGCGCGGCTTCTGTCCTAGCACGGTTTATTGCATCGGCATCGCTCATGTCCGCACGATACTCTTTGTATAACTTGTTATACTCCAAGTTGTAAGACGCTATCAATGTAGCTTGGCGTCCGAACCTTTCCGCTTGGCTAAACATGCCGGCACTTAAAGCAACAAAGGTATTAATAAACCCCGTCTCTACTTCCTTGCCGCCCTCCGTTATGCCTAGAGCTTCGTTTAAGAAAGAGCTAGTTAACTGCCCTTGCTTTTTAGCCTCTAGTACCATCTGTTCGATACCTTTAAGTTGGTCCATTCTACTTTTAGGTAGTTTCAAATCTTTGCGAAGCTTTATTTTTGTCTCACCAGAAGCCTCGAAGGTAATGTCGAAGTATTCTTCTATGCCGTGGGCTATTGACCCCCTAGCTAGAGCCTTACCAGTGGCAGTGTCCTCCCTAGCTACGCCACGCGCACCAAACACGATACTGCTAGCCTCGCGTATAGCTTTACTTGCTTCAGGGTATGAGTACTTGCCCCCCAACATAGGGAAAGCAACCATGGGCACTTGTGACAAGTTAACCAGTGCAGAAGCCATGTTAAAGCCGATAGTAAACACAAACGCAGTTTGGTTGATATTCTTAAATACCGCTTCCATGCCTTTGTTGTCGGCACCGTTTATAACGAAGTTAACCCGTTTATCCAGTTCTTGTTTAACCTGCATCTGGTACTTGGCTTTTGCTGGTTCGACCTTGTTGTTTACAATCTCAGTCTCTACCGTCTCCGCTAGTTCAGTTTTTAAATCCGTTAGTTCTTTAACTGCGTCTAGCCTAACCGTCTGCGTACCGTTTTGGTAACCTTTCTTGGCTAGCGCGTACCCCACGTCTTTAGAATACCCTACAGTATTATCTCTACTGCGGAACGAGTTAAGGATTGACGATTCTGGCAATGTATTTGTGTAGACATCGATAACGTCCGCTATAACGGTATCAGGTACGCCGCTATCTTTTAGCTCATTCAGCAAATCGTACATAAACGCCGTCGGCGGCACATCACTTATTTTGTTGGACTCGTTAGAACGTCTGCGCTCTCTAACAGTGTCAGGAACATATGCGCTATCTTTTTTCAGCACCTCTATAAACTGCTTAGCCTCGGCACGACTGTCAAACTGCCTAACCACATTAGTCGGTAAACCGCCGAAGTCACGTATCTCGTACGCCACAACAAAGTCTCCTTCCCTAACTAGCGGGAAGTACACTTCTAGCCTACCTCTTTCTATTAGCTTCTTATTAAGTCTGTCCCTAGAGGCTTTGTTACCTGCGGCACCGGCTTTCTCCATTGTCTCTTCGATTCGACGGTTTAAGCTTTTCTCAACGTCTTTGCGCTGGTTGTCGTAGAACTCTCGCATCTCTCGATATATATTCTTAGTGCTAGGCTCCATTTTATCGAACACTTCTTTGAGCATTTTATAACTTTCGCGCTGCTCGTCCGTTTTATAATCAGATATGTCTTTCTTGTCTACGTCAACCTGCGAGATAGTGGCACCGAAATCTTCGTCATATATAAACGTGTTAAGGTACGTACGTTGTGTTTCAGATAGTGCATTATACTTCTTAAGTAACGGACCAAGAATACCGTTAACCTTTTTCTCCATTAACTCTTGTGCGCCACGGTAGCGGTTAAAGGCTTTTAGCATGCGATGACCTATGTCACCTAGGCCGGCCCACTGCGCCATATCCGCGACTCCCTGCATCTGTAACACTCTATTAAACACGTTAGATACCGCTTCAGGTACAGAAGTCACTAGGTCTGAGGCTTTGTTTACCCACTTCTTACGCTCGGCCACCGTGTTGAAAGTTTTGGTCTGGTTGTCCATGTTTCTGCCGACCGTTGAAGCTACCCCGTCTGGCGTAGACTCCATTAGTAGCTCACCTGCTGGGCGTGTAGTAGGCGCTGGGTGTATAGCAGACATAATGAGGTTGTCCATCTCTGTCATTACTGACTGCGGACCCTTTACATCTATCCCTAGCTTAGTACGCATGAAATTAGCAACGGTGTTTAAGAACCTACCCCATGCGCTCATAGCAGTTCCGTCAGGACGGATACGAGATAGCATCTTCTGGAAGTCTGGATTGCTAAACGCTTCGGCTACAAACTCGTCTAGGTTTTTAGCACCGTAAGCAGAACCTAATTGGTCTTTTGATTCGGCAAATAGTTTCTCTAGTTGCTTGGTAGTTGGGTTGCTCTTGTTAGCGAGTGTCTGACTTGTTACAGCGTGTAGCACTTCGTGCAGAATCGTATGTGCGTTCATACCGTCAACGGCATCTAGGTACACTGTGTTGTTAGTAGGGTCGAAATACCCCGCTACGTCAGTACCGTCGGACGATGTTAGGTTACGCATTACAACTACTTTAGTGTCGCCTACGTTGTTTATTAGCGCGGTGACTATTCTGGTTAGCTTAGGGTCTACGATAGTTTGTTTTAGCCTAGTTAGCGCTTCGCCTAGTCTAGCGTTGTATAGTGAGGCACGTACACCAAAAGGAACTGCTTTAGCGCTTTCTAGTAAGGCGTCAACTGGTAAGTTCTTAGAGCGCATGTCCTTACGTAGGTTTTTAATACTTACGCCCAACGCTTTTATCTGGTCTTCTAGTGGTTTAACTGTTTTGGCCAAGTAGTCGCGTTTAGCTTCTCCTTTCATGCTAGAAGCTTTATCCATAGCGTTGTCATACTTGGCTTCTATTTGCTCTTTTTTGTTCTCTAACCCTGCTATCTCCACGATTATGGTGTCGTTAGTGACCGGCACATTACGCTTGCTTAACTCCGCGTCTTTTTTAAGGCGTGGGTCCGCAAGGTATTTTTCCACTGCCTTCTGTAAGGCAGACATGGACGGGGTTTTCTTTACAGCGGCGTAGGCTTCTTGCGCTCGCGTGAAACCAGTCCCAGCGAGTTTTTTATCGGTAGTGTTTTTTTGTTCGTTGTCATCTACCTCGAAAAATCTTTTGCCTTTATCTTTAGCGGTTCTTGGAGCCCCTTTTCTAGGTTGGCGCTCTGGGCTTTCCGACATTAAATCGAACGCGATGCTTCTTGCCGCCATATCGACATCACCATCAGAGGCATCCATATACTTATCAAACGAAGCTTTTTCTTTTGCCGAGGCAGTAGAGTCCTGCGTAGTTACCTTATTAGCCGCGGCTTTTACATCACTTTCTGTCCTAACCGGTGCTTCCGCCGCAGGTTCGTTCTTCTTGCCCGTACGATTAACGCTTACACCCCGTGAAGCGTTCCGCTCTTTTTTAGTCTGCGACTCCGTTTTCTTAGGGGTAGGAGCTTTCGCCGCCGGCTTAGTAGTCTTAACAGGTTCGGATTTCTTAGCAACCGGTGCAGGTTTAGGTGCTTCTTTCTTAGCAACCGGTGCAGGTTTAGGTGCTTCTTTCTTAGCAACCGGTGCAGGTTTAGGTGCTTCTTTCTTAGCAACCGGTGCAGGTTCGGCTTTCTTAGCAACCGGTGCAGGCTTAGCTGGTACTACTTTCCCCGCGAAAATATTTCTTACTCGTTTACTAACGCGTCTTTGTGACTTCCCTGCTTGAACCACGCGGTCTAAGTAGGCTTTTTGTTTCTGGGAGGTAGTGGCATCGGGCATTGCCGTTACTACAGCTTCAGCAACGCGGTCTTCGAAGCCGGTCTTTTCCACTAAGGTCATATCCGCCCATGGTTTAGGTTCCACTACACTATCTATCATTTTTCGAGCACGAGCGTTCGCGGCTCTCTGCCCAGTAACTTGGCCCTGCCCAGAAGGTGCCTTGCTAGGTGTTTCTGGTGCCTCTATATCAGCGGCTTGTATCGCTTGTTGTTCTGCTTGGGCGTCGGCATCTTCTTTCTGAAGCGCCTCTACTATGCCTGAAGCACGTTTTAGTTTCTCGAACTCAGGTTCCGTTAAGGTAGTGTCTTGCAACCCTCCGGCTTTCATACTGTCTACAACCGCCCGTCGTAGCCTATTAACGTTAGTTTCTTCGGGTATGGAGGCCAATGTGTCTTCTATAATTTTATCGCGTCTTTGTTGTGACTTGTTACGTTGAGAAGTCTCTAATAATTCATTAGTAACAGGTACAGTCGCTTCAAACTCTTGTGCCGCTTGTTGTTCTTGTTGCGCTCGTTGTTTTTGTTCCGCGGCATCGTTTTGTTCTTGCTCTAGCAAACCTGCAAATTCGGCTTCCTCAACTACGTCCAACTGGCGCGTACGTGCATCTTCAGCAAACAACTCATCTACTTGTTCTTGCTCGGTGGGCTGTGCCATCTGCTCTTGGCGTTGCCGCTCTTGCTCTTTACGTTGTAAGTTCTGAGCTAGATTTTGACCGCGCTCGGCGGCGAACATGTCTTGTTGTTCCCCGGGCACCAGCGATTCGTTACGCAACTGCGTTTGTCTATCTAGTTCAAGTTGTTGTTCTGGACTAATACGTTGTGGCGCTTGTTGTGGCGCAGTAGGTTCGTTTCTACGGTTCTCGATGCGCTGTTCCGCTTGAGCTAAACCAGCAATGCCAGTTTTGGGGATTTGAGGTTGTTGGGCACGTAGGCGTTCTAACCTAGATAAGCGTGGGTCTAAGTCCGCTTCTTCCCCAACATCGGGGGTATCGTCGCCCTCTTCAGCTTTAGCCATCATAGCGCCGACACTATCTTCATCCCACTCGTCAGGTATTTGCGATCCTATTTCTTGCTTTTGTTCGGGAGTTAACGGTGTCTGCTGCTGGGTTTGTGCAGGCGCAGTAGGGCTTGGTGATGTTGGTGAAGTACCCTCATTCTGCGGGGTTTCAGTGCGTTTTGGAGTGTTGGCTGACCTTCTTCCCCCTAACAAGTCAAGGGCACCTTGGAATATAGCACCTGAGATACCTCCGATAGTGCCTTCTTCCGCGACGGCGGCATCGAACAATACACGCTCCGCGTTATACCCCTGTTCAATAAGGTTCTGTCCTACAGCAGCGACGACTTCTTGTGCGCCCTCTGCTAGTGCTGTTTGCCCCATACGCCCGGGAGCTGTTTCTGCCAACCTTTGGAGTCGGGTCTGCGCTTGTTCGATAACTTCATCGGGCACTTTACCGCGGATACGGTTAATAGACTTAAATATTTTAGCTAGTGGCGCGGCTTCTAACGCACCTAAAGGCAGTGCTTTAATAATAGAAGTGTTTCGTTCTTCTTCCGTTGAGCCAAAGTCACGGGCGCGTTCACTCGCTTCCCCCGCTGCGGCGGCGATACCTAGCCCTGCGGCTACCGGCAATGCGGCTTTTCCTGCGAACGCGGCGGGTATAAAAGCACCTATAGAGCCTAAGCCCCCACCAATCTTCTGCGACCAGCTATCAGGGTCACCACGTTGTTCCACCCCAAAGAAATCTTGGATACCTTCACGGTTACGCAGTTCTTGTTCTTCGTCGAACAAAGCATTAGCACCTAGAGCGCCTGTCTCTAAAGTGCCCATAAAACCTTGCTTTAGTCCTTGCCCTAGATTACCTATCATCCCGACTTCTTCGGTATTTGCTAAGGTGGAGTTTATAATACTCAAGGCATCGCTACCCATCATACCGCTCTCTATTAAGCTTACCTCTGCAACTCTAGCTATAGACTCTACCGCCTCGGTGTTCCCTGCTGATTTAGCTCGTTTTAGGGCTTCTAGATATTGTTCTGGGCTCATGTAATCTACTCCATACCTAACATACTTCTAGCGGCTGCATCACCTTGACTACGTTCTTCCGCAGAAAGCTGAGGTGCGGTCTGCCCAGACTTGTCTACGGTCGCCCCAAACGAAGTACCCATCATTTCCACTAACTGAGCTACTAGTTGACCTGCCGGACTGTTGTCAAACTCTTCTTGTAGAGCTTGTATTTCTCGCAGCATCGATGTTCTCTCTTCTGGGCTAGCTTCGCTATACTCTGCTTGCCACATGGGGTCTGCCATTTTAGAGTTACGCAAAGAACCATACCCAGCCTGCACTTTAAGTAGCAACTCTGTTACTTCGGTAATAGAATCCCTATCCATCATTGCTCGTTGGAAAGACTCCTTACTAATAATACCCATACGCTGCATTTCGGCCCTTATCTGCTCTGCCAGTGCTTGCCCTTGTACCTGCAACCTGTCGCGTTGGGCGTTCTGGTCCATCTGATTCTGGATAGTATCCGCTTGCTGTTCAGAGTTTACGCTAGTACTAAGCATCTTAGCCCGCTCACTTTGCTCTGTAGTAAGCGTTTTATACATCTCTTGACCCAAATTCATAACCTTGTTTTCTAGGTCTGCCATACCACTAAACTTGGTATTCGTTGCGTCGAACAACTCTTTAGCAGCACGGTTAGCGCTCTCTTGCTGCTGAGACATTTTAGCCAAGCTAGTCTGAGCGCTTTTTGCAAACGCAGCACCGGGACTAGAAGAACCTGCCATAGACGAGAGCCCCGCTATTATGCGGTCAAACGCCTGCTTGCTAGGGTCGTTCTGAGCATCGTAGTTATCCTGCATACGTTCTAAATTCTTCTGCATAGCGTCACGGTACTCGTCTACGTATAGACGCTTACGCGCATCTTTTTCCACTGCTTCCACTTCGGTCTGTATATCTGCACCTGAGCGTCTCTGGGCTAGGTCGTCGCCCATAGCGGTTTTCACTTCCTCGGTTAGGTCACCACGACTGGTGCGTTGTGGAGCTTTATACTGACCGCCTAACCCTTTAAGCTCATCTACTAATTCGTTAACACGCGTCATGTCTACGTTAGGTACACTAGCAGTAGTCGTAGAACTCTTATTAATAAGTGGGTCTATCGTCGGCGAAGTAGGTTTTTTATCGGCGTCTGTTTTCGGTTGTCCTTCGGCACTCAACGGAGTTTTTTGCTCTGCAGTGGGCGCTAGGGGAGGTCTAGGTTGCCCACTTTCTTCTCCCCATCTCTGTAAGTAAGCGTCGACTTCAGGTCCGAATTTACTTTCAAAATACTCGTCCCCTACCATAAATTTGCCAACGCCTTCCGCGGCTTTAGCGACACCTCTGCGTTGCATTCTATTAAGTTCTGCCAGCGCACTTGGAACACTTGCGTATATCCCCAATACCCCACCTAACTCAGCGCGTTTTTCTTCTTCGGTTTTACCGTCCGCTTGTCCGCCCTCACGGAATTTCTGCACCATACCCCCACTGCGGTAGGCCATAGCCCCTATACCATTTTGTTGTGGCTGGCTAGCGCTTTGGGCCATCTGTTGGACAGCCTGTTGCTCTCTAGCCAGCTTCTTCTGGAGCTCCGTGCCTACTTGTTGGGCAACTTCTTCTTGTTTACGCCCGAACACTTCGGATTCTAACTGGGCACCTATACTAGATATCCCACCTTGCCCAGCATTTTGCTTTGCGACTTGTTGTTGCATGTCCATAGCAATAGCATCTTGTTCGCGTTTCATTTTACTGAGCGCGAGTAGTTTTGCTAGGTTCATATCTAACCCATAAGACTTTTTGAGGTCGTCTTCTTTACCTTTGTACTGATTAGCGTACTGCGACGCCATGTTGTCGATGCCAGCCATTAGCTACCCCCTCCAAGAATCCCGAAGTCCCTAAGGAGCCCAGCGATACCTCCGGTAGAGGACATAATCTGCCCAAAATCACTAGGCGGCGTATATGCATAACTCTGCGCTTGAATTGGCAAACCCTGTAAAAGGGACTGCATAAACTGTGTTTGTTTGTACGGGTACATCATCTCTTGTTCAAACTGCATACGGTCAGCATCTACACCTTGCTGTTCTATATTGCGTTGTAAATCACCCGCGTTTAACTGAGTGTTTAATCCGGCTAACCCGTACTGCTGGTTCTGCCCAGCGGCGTTTAGCCCCAACTGTTGTTCAGTATTAAACTGGTCAGCACCTTGATTGTACGCGTTCAAATACCCCGTATTTAATGTTTGGGCCATTTGGTCTTGTAGGTTACGGTCCATCTCAGCATTCATAACCGCTTGTCTTGAACCACCAAACGCACCTGCCTGTGATAGCTGGCTGTTTTGTTGAGTGCGACTTATGTCTGATTGTCGTCTTAACTCGTCAAGTTGTGGCTGTAGAGCGCTCTGCAGGTAGGGGTTCATAAACTGTTGTGACGTTCCCGCGTCTGTGAACGAACCCGGTGAGAAGTTAGTCTGTGAAGAGTCAGGCATAGATAGCCCGGCCAAACCCTGAAACGCTTGGTTTTGTAACCCACTCTGCCCAGCCGTTAGCGGCCCTTGGTATGCTTGGTACGGGCTATTAGCTAGTGCTTGCCCTCTCCCTAGCATGTCAGTTACATACGGCCCCGCCCAATTAGATAACGAGGATTCTTGCCCGGTAGCTGTACCAGCTAATGGGTCTAAAGCATTTGCCGCACCTGTATTTGTAGCCATAGTTTACCTCGTTACCCTAACATCTTTCTGGGGTCAATTTGTTTGCCTTGGTCCGGATTTCCCGTACGCTCTTTCCGTATTTTAGCAAGTACTTGCTCTAAGTACTTTGCGCCAGCTTCTGAGTTACCATTACCTAAGTGACTTACTACATCAGCAGGTATAACAAACTCTCCATCGCTAAGTCTAGCAGGTTCGGCATCGTCTATGGTAGCAGGAACTTTGTCAGCCATTCCGTCAGTGCTACCACGTAGATATTTTTGCTCCCCCGCAAGTGAGGCTAAGCCGCCTTCTGCAAATATTTGTTCTTGTACAGGTGCAGGGTCGCCGGGCTGTGTAGCTGCGCCGGGTCCCGGTTGAGTTTGTTGTGATGCTAACCCTGCTGCGCCGGATTGTAACGTTCCGTCTTGCGTGAATGCGCCGTCAGTAAAGTATCGACGCCCCGCAGAACCCGGTCTTCTATCTCCGCTAGGTTGCGGTAATTGTTCGCGGTTATAAGTGTAATTAGGTATCCCGCCTTGGTAACCCACGGGGCGCTGTTCTACATCATTACCGCCTAAAAACTGAGTTAACCCTGCGAGCCCTAAACCTGTAGCTAACGAGCCAGTGCCGCCATCGGTAACAGTATCAAAAACATCCCCTGCAGTGCCCGCTATCCAGTCCCATATACTGGAACCGCCAGAAGTACTAGCGCTCGATGGGGGAGCAACAGGGCTACCTATTAAATTCTGTAATTCTGCAACCTGTTCTGGGGTTAAATATGCCATAACTAATTACCCTCTAAGTAATCTTATTAAATCTTCTACATTATTATGACTAACTATACCACCTTGGTTATAATTTAGTCGCTTTAATTTTTCATCTTCTAGCGCCCCCGATAACGTTAGAGCATCTAAGTCAAACAGTTCCCCTAGCTCTACTAGTGCCGTTTCCTCAGGGGTGTACATGCCGGGGTTTGCAATGCCAGTAGACGTTGGTCCACCTAATAACCCTAGCAACCTCGAGAGGTCAACATCTGGCAGGTCAACATCTGGCAGGTCAACATCTGGCAGGTCAACATCTAGCGAGCCAACATCTGGTAAGTCTGGTAAATCTGGTAAGTCTGGTAAGTTTACGTCAGGTAAGTCAACATCTGGTATAGCCTCACGGATGTCTCTTCCTATCTCGCGTACTGTATCCGCTGTAGCGTCAATAGCCGGCTGTATAAACTCACGATTTACCGTGCTAGCACCTTCTTCTGCGGCGTCTAACACAGGGCGGATAACTTCGCGGTTTACATCACTAGCTAGCTCTTCAGTAGTATCTAACACAGGGCGGATAACTTCACGGTTTACATCACTAGCTAGCTCTTCAGTAGTATCTAACACAGGGCGGATAACTTCGCGGTTTACTGTGCTAGCCCCTTCCTCTACTGTGTCTAGAATGGGTTGGGTAACATTATCATCAAACTCTCGCCCAGCTTCACGTAACCCATCTTCGATAAACCCTAAGTCAGGGTCTGGTAGGTCAGGCACCATACCTTCTAAAAACTCTTTAACCGGTTGCAATACAGAGTCGTCAAAATCCCTACCTAACTCACGTAACCCATCCTCTATCCACCCTAGGTCTGCACCGTCGCCTACATCTAAGTCAGGCAGGTTAGGTATTAATTCCCCAAGAAATTCTTTTATATCTTCTGCATCGCCGCCTTGGTCTACGTACTCTTTAACCCCGTTAAACAAAGCATCTGAGGCAACGCCGTTTTCACCGTATTCGGCAACGGCTTCCACTACCCCTAACCCAAAAGCTTGCCCGTTCTGAGTGCCAGAAAATAGTTGGTCTGCTACGGTAGCACCATACCTTTCAGCTAAAGAATCCCCAAGATTGCGTCCCGCGGCTTGGTCTAATAAGGTAGCAGTGAACGCTCCATCTGCAGTTAGAGCATTGGCAACGTCGCTGTTGAATATCTCCGTGAGCCCCTGATTTAAAGTGTCGTCGATGTCGATGAACTCCGCAATATCATCGCCGAACAGACTTATTGCCGCCTGTATGGGGTCACCACCTTGGTCTACAATGTTTGCGAACTGGGCGACATTATCCACGTTACTTGCTATGTTTACTGCGCTCTGCAAGGAGCTTATCTGATTCGTTAATTCGGCCACCTGTGCAGTGTTCCCCGCAGTCTGTGCGGCATCTAACGCAGTCTGTGCGCTGCTTAACTCACTAGCCAACCCACTAGCGTATCCCGACAAACCACTCAGCGTTGCTGCACGGAGTATATCCCCCACACCGCCACCTTGAAGTCCCGTGACTGTGCCACTTACAACGGCATTGGATACGCCCGTTGCACCCGCTGTCCCAAACCCTGTTATAGTGCCCGCCAGTGGAGTAAGCGCTGCGGCGAGAGGTAGCATAACCGCCGCCATCCCGATGATTTGACCGGGTTTAGGTTTTAGGCTTACTTTAGAATATTTTAACGTCTCAGGGTCTAACGCCCACACTTCCGTGTCGCTTATAGGAATCCTCTGCGGTATGTTATACCGCTGTATTACGTCGCTCCCTAGTTCGTAACTTTCGTTTGCCCAGAAATCGTCATACCCTTGCTCTTGGTTTGCCGCCGCCGCTTGTATGTCTTGCAGTTCTTGTCTAGCCGCGATGTCGTCGCCATGGTATCTTCTTATTTCATCGTTAAGTTCAGGAGCTACGTCTGCACTTATGTTACTAGCGTTAGCAAATAAGTTGCCCAAGTCGGATGTATCTATCTGTGGGGCGTTGGTAGTACTAATCCTATCCTTCAGAAGGTCTATCTCTGAAATTTCCTGTACAGGCGGTTGCGTCGGTGGTGTAGTTACAATAGGCTGAGTACGGGAACCATCATCTGGACGTTTCTCGGTGGGTGCAGTAGGCATGGGGTCTACTATGTTACCTGATGCGGGAGGTGTTGGGCTCTGTACCGGCGGCGACGTCACAATAGGTTGCGTACGGGACCCATCATCCGGACGTTTCTCGACAGGTGCAGGTATAAGCGCAGGTGTTTGTTGGGCAGCCGCAATACCCTCTGGCATCGGCGCAATGGCATTTAAAGGGTTAAGTGTTTGTTGGGCAGCCGCAATACCCTCTGGCATCGGCGCTATGGCACTTGAAGGATTAGGTGGCATATAACTGCCCTCTATACCGAATAAATCCTGTAGTTCTAAATCAGTAAACATCTACACCCCCAACTGAGCATTGCTAACGTGCACTACGTCAAGCGTAGCGGATGGTATCGCGGGGTAGGGTGCAGAAGCCGCACTGCTCTCTAGGCGTAGCCCCGTGTCGGTCACCGCCCAAACTAGGTTAACTACATCCGACGCTTGGAGCTCTATATTAGTAATAAAAAGCAGTTGTTCATACCCGTTTTTAACTATCGTTTTCGTTTGCGCGGAAAACGGCACATCGATGCCATTCTTGCGGAGCCATACCGTAATACGTTTGGTTGCTACAGTAGTACTAAACAACTGCGCGGATACATTTATAGTATATACCCCGGCATAGTCAACCAAAATATTAATACCATTAACCCCAGCAACTGCTATACCAGACTGAGTATTGTTGGGCGATAGGGTATTAAATTGCATTATCTGGGCGGTATTAGTAGCTCCTGCGGTCTGCGTTGCAGTGCCGTATGCAGAGGCATGTGGCTTGAAAAGTGAAGCCCCTCCGTCTCGCACCGCTAACAACGAATTTAGTGCGTTGTTTAAACCGTTAAAATATAACCTCAAGATATTGAGGAAGCGGTCTTGGCTAGTCATACTATATTCAAAATCGGGTTTAGGTAGCGCAGGTGGCACCACTTGCGCTACTGGTTTTCCAGTTCGTATAGCCATTATCTTCTCCCGTCTGGGCGCATATCTATTCTAGGGATTCCGAGTTTCCACTGCGTACCCAACGTGTCTGATTCTACTCTAAATGCCATCTGTCGCCCGCGTACTCGAATATCTAGCTGCGGAGTAAACTGGTCAACCGGTACAACTGCACTTCTTACCACAGGTCCTTGACTGTTGCCTCCTACCGAACGCGGGTCAATCTGCGGACCGCCAGCACTGTACCTCGGGATAAAAGTCATCATAGCCTCAGGATTCTGTGAAGTAGACCCAATAAACCCTATATCTGGCAAACACCGCCAAATAAACATAGTTCTATCTCCATCCTCTAAATCGAAATCCCCAGACTGCACGTATGCATTTATCGCTTTCGGCTCGTCCGTCTCGTTGTCGTCGACCCCATCTTCATGCTGTACAATATTTTTACTGTAAGTAGCAGCTACCGGAAAAGCTAGTACGGAAGACCCGACCCACGCTGAACGCTTTAAACTACCATAGGACCAAATACCCGCACCGTAATCGTATATAACATATCGGTTAACCTCGGTAGAGTTAGCACTGCAGTAAAAGAACCATACTTCGTTAAATTGTTCAACCGCACCGGCAAATACTTGGCGGTATTGTTCTTCATTTATATCCTCAAACACGTACCTAAGTACGTCAGAATCTAAGTTGCGTATGTTCCCGTCATACTGGTAAAAGTTTTCTCTGCCCATCCAATAACAAACCCCATTGGATACAACTTTAGCATTGGGGCTAACTAGGGTTATGTTAGACGCTAATATCTGTGCGCCCCACACTGCCGGAGCTCCTAAATACTGCAACGAATATAAGGCAACGTCGGTAAACACTAGAACCTCTTGTCTACTCTGCACGGCTGTAATTATCTCTGAGCCTCTTGATAGCCGTAAGCTACCCGCTTGGTTAGTTATAGAAGGTGTCCAGTTAGTGATGTCTTCTTGGTCAGACCAACGAAGTAGCATGGCGTCAAGTGAGCTCTCGCCTATATTGTTAGTCCCAAAACAAAACGCAAAACGCAAGGTATCTGACACAAATACTGAGTTCTGTATTACAGGCACATCTGAGGCTCCGGGAAGAGAACTAACCAGCACCGCACGTGCAGATACGCCAGAAGTAACATCCCAGTAATATAGAGCGCCGCCGTGTGGTCCTAAGAACAAATCTTCCCCGAACACGTCTTGCGACCATAACTGTAGCTGGATATTAGCAGATTCACCTATACCCCATGCACCTATACCCCACGTACCTGCGCCCCAACCTTCGGTAGGGATAACTATTTCTGGCCCCGTTGCTATCTGGTATTGCCCTACTGTGAGTGTACCGCCGTTACCGGTGTCCGCGCCGTTCGCTAAAGTTTTTACGTCGACTGTATATGTGTCGTCGTCCAACACTTCAATTATTTGGTACTCCCTATTTAGGAGTGCGCTGTTTAAGTTACCACCTAAGCTGTCGGCATCAAAGAAAGTTACAAAGTTTTCCGCTCTTGCCCCATGGTCTATATTAGTTACCGTAACTATAGAACTGCCGTTGGTAGCGGAGAACGTTACCGCTCCCGCGGCAGTGGTGCTACGTATGGGCGTTATGTCAAAATATGCCCCACCAAACCCAATATAGAATTTAAGATTAGTCCCAAGTCCTAAATACGCAGCGCCGCCGTTAGAGCTCCACACTCTTAAAGACCTACATATTCCCAGATATGTGTCACGAGATATACGTCTCCAGCCGCCTATCTTTTCAGGTAGCCCTTGACGGAAACGAACTTTGTCACAGTCATACCACCCTGACTCGTTGGCGTAACGTGTTACTTCGCGGTTAATTCCCGGTTTAAAGTTCAGTTTCTTGAGGGGCATACCCTACTCCACGTTATTGGCTTTTATAAGCCCTGTATCCCAGACCTGCTACAATAGTAACACCGAGTAGTTCTTGGTAGTTAGGCACTAAATCCTTAACTGCGTTGTTCGCTTCAACGGCGGCCATCATGTATTCAGGGTTACCAAGAAGCGTCCCAAGGAACGCGGCAAAAAACGTAGTTACTAAAGGCAAGGTCATAATAACAGTAATGTACTCGTCCTTCCACGTAGCACCTTCGTTGCGTTTGGCAATCATGTCTATTTCTTGCTCATTAAACACGACTTGCTTTTCGCCTGACTCTTTCGCTTGCGCTATTTTCCCGTCTATAGCCCTAGCTTGCATCTTGCGGGTTTCTCGCTTATTAAAGAAACCTCCAACGACTTCTGCTATGCCAACAATAGGGTTCCAGTTCATAATTTACGACTACTATCTGTTACGATTACCTTGCCTTTCTCGGCGGCAATCTTCATAAGGTGTTTAAACGTTGCGTCACTGTTGCCAACGTCGGGTATACCATCCTTGTCAATGTCTTTAATCATATCCCCGACCAACACACACCCTTGTATCTGATGCGTGAAGTTCCCTGCATGTATGTATATCCACGTTCGCCCTTCGACATCTTTTATGTGGATAACCCAGCCCAGCGTAGGAGATAGGCGTTTTTCATACTCATACGAACCTGATGGTATACAAGACACGTTTGATGCGTTCCTAAGCCAAGGCAACTCTAAGGTGAAGCAACGAAAGTCGCCGCACTGTAAAATACCGATGGTGCAATCCCGCGCAATCGCGCTATTGATTATTATCGTACTCATTTATCCTCCTGTTCTATAATCATCCCAGCGACTAATACTTCACCATCGCCCGTTATATACTTGAAACGCACGACATCCACTAGGACCATTTCACCCGTCCCCACCTCTAAAAACACTTCTTCCCGGAGGGGCTCTTCGGATTGTAGTACTTGTAAGTCACTCGCATAGTACACACTTGCTAAATCCACAGGGTGTAATTCAAAATGCGTTTTCCCTACGGCTGTCTTCCTAGTTAGTCCGTATTTTGCGGTGTACTTTTCGTTTATTATCTCTACAGTATGTGACCCGTCGGCGTTTATACGCATGGCCCATGCAGCAAAAGGCATGTTTTCGACGAATGATTCTAACCTTGCAGTGTTCTGGTTCCGTTCTTCTAGCTTATTCTGCAGTCGGAATATCTCAATACGTAAGGTCATATTTTCTTCGGCTTTTCGTCTATTGGCCTCTACTAATGTCCTACTATACTCCTCTTGTTCCCTTAGCGCCTCTCTTAAACTCCTGACATCTATCTGCAGGGCAGATATTAGTTCCATTACTTGGTCGTCACCGCTAGTATCTATATCGGCTTTAAATATTAAGAAATACCCGCTAAGGGTTACCAGAGCCGTCAAAGCCCCCACCAGTAGCGTGGTATTCCAGTTAGTCTTTGTATTATCGTGCGGTGGTTCACTTAACACCGACATATCTCGTTTGTACATTTCTAGTTCCTTCTGTCACATTTAAAACCAAATATCCGTTAAAGACCTCCACCGTCGCCCGGGTCAAATCCGCCCGTATTGACCGCGCTAAACGTGACTCGTAGACTATCTATGTTAGTAATTTTACCTACCTCCCTGACAGTTATGTCATAAACGCCAGTCACCGTGCTGTTACTCGTGCTGTTACCCATCGAAAAGGTTCTACTAGTACTTAACAGATTATACCCAGACGGGCCACTAATCGTATTACTCCCGCTGACGAATACGGCGGCAACTTCATACTGCGAAGAATCTAACCCCGTTGTCGATGCCCAAGTGCCGGTGTCGGCATTAAAAGCTGATGCCCAAGTGCCGTTAGAATTTATGTTAAACACTGCTAAAGGGGATTCCCCCGTATCCGATACGGTGATAGCACTTCCGGGGCTGAACACCACCGCGTTGTTGGAAGGGCCTGAACCCGAAGCGGCTATAGTACCCTGTAATACGTGGGTCATAGCACTCATTATCGTAGCCCTGCGCCAAACACGTGTATCGCGCTAGAACTTGCTACCACAACAGTACACACCCCGCCCGGCTCTAAGACCCTATTACCTTGTTCTCTGGCTTCCCCCGAATACCAAAACAACGTATCTGAAGTCCCTGCGTTTAGGTTCATATCTCCCGACGAAGAGTTGACTATAGTAAAAGCACTGCCTACTTGTATTGAGGTACCCACTGTAAACGTAACCACACTATTAGTGACTTTCTGGTAGTAGATATTGTTCGCGCCACCCGCTGTAACATTGGTAAGTATGACTGGCGCTATATTCAGTAACTCCTCACCCTCCAAATCTGCAACCCTAGTCGTGAGAGAAGGTATTGCAGTGTTCTCTAGAGCGGTGACATCACCTTGCAGGTTACTGATGTCGGTATCGTTACTCGTTATTCTATTGCCTAAGGTCGTAGCACCGCTTTGCAGGGCGCTGATATCGCCATCATTGCTCGTTACCCGGCCCGAAAGCGCTGGTATTGTAGTGTTCTCTAGAGCGGTGACATCACCTTGTAAGTTACTGATGTCGGTATCGTTACTGGTTACTCGCCCAGACACTGTCGCAACATCACTAGCGTTAGCAGTTGTCGCGTTCTCAGTGGCAATCATACGGTTTGTTAGCGTGTTAACATTAGAGGTATTCGTAGACGTAGCGCTTTCAGTGTTAGTAACCCGCGTAGTAAGTCCCGATATAGCTGTGGAGTTACTAGCAATGTCACCGGCGTTGTCTGAAATATCTCCTTCTGCTGCAGTAACACGGTTCGATAGCGCAGTGACGTCGCCGTTGACCCCGCTGTTTTCTAGACTAGTGACGCGAGTGTTAAGTCCGCTTACTCCCGTCGTGTTAGATGCCGTAGCGCTTTCGGTGTTAGTAACCCGCGTCGCTAACGCGCTTATGTCCGTATCGTTACTGGTTATTCTACCGCTCAGAGTGCTGATGTCGCCATCATTGCTTGTGACTCGCCCTTGTAGTGTAGATATGTCACCATCATTACTGGTTATTCTACCACTTAAATTGCTGATGTCCGTGTCGTTACTAGTTACTCGACCATCAAGCGTGTTTATACCTCCTTCATTGACATCTGCCTTGGCATCCACCTCGTCTATCGCACCTTGTACGTCAGTAGCAGTCAGCCCACTTGTAGCGTTATCGTAAG